AAAAAAGATATAAAATTGAATTAAAAAAATACTAACTTATTATAAGTAAATATGGAAGAAATACAAGAAATTTTTAAATCAAGAAATACTATACTGAACTTATCTAAAACACAAAAGTATAATATTGAAAATTATAGCGAAACTGGTTTTTCTGAAGTAGAGAGCATGTATAAATCCAAGCAATTGGACATGTTGTTAGAAAATAGTCAAAGTGATAAAAAGGTATATATTAAGTATCATCTAGCCAAAACTTTAAGACCTGCAAATATATATGATTACATTGAGGATCTATTTAATATTGATGATATTTTAAAACAGACAGATACATTAATTATTATAATGAAAGATGAACCGAATGATACTATAAAAAAAACATTAAAACATATTTTTGAAAGAGATAAAATTTTTATAATTGTTTTTAATATTAAAAGATTACTATTTAATGTTTTGGATCACGATTTAGTACCAGATCATAAAGTTCTTACAAATGAAGAGGCAATTGAAATAAAAAAAAAATATTTTATTAAGAATAATAATGAATTGCCTGATATAGATAGATTTAGTCCGGTTAGTCAAGCGATTGGTATTCGTCCGGGAGAAATATGCGAGATTACCAGAAATAGTAAAACTTCAATAGAAAATAAATTTTATAGAATTTGTTCTCAATAATATATAAATGACTAATGACGAACAAACACTAATAAATGAAATTACTGCTTTAAATAAAGAAATTGGCGCACTTGAACAAGAAAATACTCATCTAAAAGGTAGACAAAATAGTATAAAAGATAGTAATAGTAGCTCAATTAAATTATATTATGATACAAATGATACATTTCATAAATATAAATTATCAAATATCTTAATTGGAATTTTTTTTATAATCGGAACAGTGTGTTTTTATATGTTACAATATAAATACGAACAATTCGTATATTTTATTAATAATATAACAGAATTAATAAAAGTATTTATTGAAATGATGAGCAAATCATCAGAAAAAGAAAATAATAATAGTGATTTGAAGGCATCTTTATCTTCTACTTTCAAAAATTTAAAAAATACTTTTAACAATCCTAATATACCGAAAAATACTATAGTACATAATATACCTAAATTAAATAATGCTAATATGCTGGGTAAAAGTGTAGATATAAATAAAATACCAGATAACATTAGACAAGGTGTAACCAATTTAAAGAATTTTTTTGGCCAAATAAAATAACCCTAATTATAAACAAATTTTTCACATTTAAGTTATTTAATAAATGAAAGCACGAAAAGAATCTTATTTAAGATGCTAAACAATAATCATCCAACAATCACATGTTTCCATAAATTTAATTATAAAATATAAATTTTATAATTAATATTAATATATATTATATGCCGGTGATAAATTTTCAACCTGTTGATGCGCCAAAAGAATTAAAATTTATTAAAATTGAATTAGATAAATTGATTGTCGAATATGAAAAAAGATTTAACAAGTATATTAGTAAAATGAAGGCAAAACAAGATACAGAGGAAGAATTGGTGAAATTAAACGAAATAAATACGGCAATAGAAATACTGATTGAACGCGTAGATGCGATGCAAGGACATTTTCAAAAGATAGAGAGTTATAATAATACACTATTTACATACTTAAAAGGTAAGATTAAAACACCTTATAATAATTTACAAAATGAAAGGATAAAATTAAATAATATTACCGATGAAGTAAAAAATTTAGAAAATAAAAATAAAGATGGAAAAATAAATAATAAATCTATAAGTGCAAAATATTCAATAACATTTTTTTTTGTTATAATAATAATTTTTTTATCGATAAGATCTTTTATTTATTTAGAAACAAATAATATAGATATTATTATTTTAATATCAATAATATTTTTAATAATTTTTCAATTTATTTAATATTATATTTCATATTTTATTTCATATTTTATTTTATATCATAATATATTAATTAATGAGTTCGCTTTTAACGAATCAAGAGAACAAGATATTAAACAATAATTATGCTGAGATTTTTTTAGATAACATTTCAAGAAATATAACTAATGTTTTGAACGATACCATAATGTTTAATAGTGGTATAGAAAGTTTTGAGTCGGATAAAGAAGAAGAGGAGCAGAAAGCACTGAATGAAGAAAATAAAAAATACATTGATAATCGTGTGAGTATAATAAATGATGTTTCAGATGAACAGAAAAAAGTATTAGAAAAAACAGTAGCTTTTCTTGATGCAACGGCTAAAAATAATAGATATTCGGGAACAAATATAAAATTTACAGATGGCACCATAGGTTATGTTACACAAAAAGGATTTTTTAAACTTTATAGCGATGATATATATAATAATACATACGGAAGAAATGGTTGCCCAAAAAATTGGCAACAATTAGATATTGACTTTAAACCAGAATATGAAGAAGAAGGTAGTGTAATACCAACCGACCCCCAATTAATAGTTGGAACACCAATGACATCCGGTCAGCAGTGTGGTAATGAAGGTATAAATATACAGGTTACAACGATAGCGCCAAAAAATTCACCTTTTCTTTATCATGGGTGTTATGAAGCTGTTCCCAAATCAACAGAAATGGAGTATCAGAATGATTTGGGAGATAAAACAACGTTTAGTAATTGTAAAACAAGAGCATATGACAGAGGATATAAAGTATTTGCTATGCGGGATGGTTCTGTTAGTGGTTCAAAATGTTATATAGGAAAAAATCTTAATTTGGCAAAATCAAATGGAATTGCTACCAAAAGAAAGGTATCGCTTCACTTATTACCAAATAACGTATACAAAAATCAACAAATGAAAGGCGGATTAATGAAAAACGGACAAATAGGAGTCGGACCACGAAATGAGAGACCTTCAAAATGGAACGTTACACGTTTTAATCCCAACCCAAGTTGTGATAAAGAACTGGGCGGTTATGTTAATACAAATTCTACAACGGCAAGTTATGGTGTAAATTGTAATGGACGAATCAAATGGGGCTAAATTATGATATGATTATAGTTTATAAATTATAATATATTATAAATAATAATATATTATAATTATAAGTATATAAATGGGTAATAGAAGTTCAAGACAAACGAGTAATACAAACCAACCAAAACCAAAACCAAAACCATTACCAAGACACAAGGTTTCAATTGGTAATTGGACTAATCACATAAAACATCGTCGCAAAAAGTATAGTGACAACGCACCACGTATGTGGTTTTTAGTTGGCAGACATGGTGGTATAAATTATGACCCTGCTCGTGGATGTAGAAAATCATTTCAATCGAATTATAGATGCGCAAATGGTCCAATTAAAAAAAAAAATGTTGCAGGCGAAGCAAGGGGAAGATGGGTGTTATTCAACTGTCGCACTGAAAATAATCGTTGTAATAGTTACAGATTAATATTAACAAACGAAGGTAACATTCAATTAAGATATGGATCACGTGTTATTTGGCAAAGTAATACAAATAAAGTTGGTCTAGAGCGTCAAGAATATAGTGCCAAAAACGGTAAATATGGGCGAAATTATATTAAATCCGGTGAATATTTAGAAGAAGGTGAATTCATCGGTTCTCAAACTGGAAATTGTTATATAATAATGACAAGGGACGGTCTTGATTTGTGCTATGAAACTTCTGTATGTAAAGTTAATAAAGAATTAATAGGGTATGGTGATACCAAAGATTCATATACACTATATGAGATTAGCAAAGAAGACCCGGATAATATAGAAAAAACTGGTTATGTTTCATACGATGGCACATTAACGGAACATACGGAATCTTTTACTACGTTAGAAGGATTAGAAAACGCAAGTACTTATTTAGATATAGGCAATTATAATACCACTGATAATAATTTAACTATTAACAAATTTGATGGGTTAAGTAATGCTGATTGTAAAGTTAAATGTGATGAAAATAATTATTGCGGTGCTTATTTTTTCTCAAATAAGTACGGTGGTTGTGAATTAAAAAAGCATCATATTAAAGAGCAAAGATATCGCACCGAGGTTCAGGACGGATTGTTATATATTAAAGCTGAATCACCCCAAGAAAATATTAAAATTAATAGTCAAATTACAGGTACATCCGGTGTTGTTTGGGATAAATATAATATAGACACAGACAATGCTTCTGATATAAATAAATTTACAGAATTGGGATCAATAACACAAGATGAAAATAAGGATTTGTTAAACGCAGAAAAGAAACTTGAAAATAATAATATTGAAATTATAGAAGATATCGAAAAACTTTTAATAGAAGATGGTGAAATATCTTTAGACACAAAAGAAAATATAAAAAAATTTAAAGAAAATCTTTTAAAATACAAAACGTTGGATAATAAATCAAAAGAAACAAAAACTAAAATATATAATTTAAACGCAATGAAAATGGACAGTGAATCCCAGTTAATTAATGAGAATAAAGAGTATTTATTGTGGACCATCGCCACAATATTTGTGATAATTACCAGTATGAAGATAATTAAACAAAAGTAATAATATTATCTAATATCTTTATATATGGGTGTAGATTCAGAAATACAAAGACAAAATGAAATAGTGACAAGTATTGAAACCATTCGTAAGTTAGAGGACGATCTAACCGCATTGTTAGATAGTCCCAATGAAATCGATAAAGAAAATCGTGATAATATTATAAATCAAATAGGTAAGTTGTTTAACATGCGCAAAAACATGTTAGAACATTTAAGTTCAACGTATAATAAATTACATAATAATATTAGCGATTCAAAAATAAATTTTGCAGACAAAAAATCAGTTACCGATATTATAACTAATGAAATTGAACTCTCAACAAATAAATATAAACTTCTCGCAGATGAAAAAAACAATAAAAAACGTATGACAGAAATTAATATGTATCATGGTAAAAAATATAATGCTTACTCGAATGTAATGAAAACGTTATTAATTTCATGTACATTATTATTAATTTTAACATATGTTATAAAACATGAGCTAATGTCACCAAATATTACATACATATTAGTTGGCATTGTTATATTTTTTGGAGGATTTAGAATATCTTTACTTATTCTCGATATAATCAGACGCGATAATATGAACTATGATAAATTTAATTGGGATTTTACCGAGCCTACTGGAGCGTCGTCAATATATGTAGAACAAACCGACAAAGCTACTAACGCGTATGATGATGTATCTAATAATTCTAAAGAAATAGAAACAGAAACAGTCGTTGATAATGATTCTTCTATTCATAAGGTAGGTGAAGAACATAACTACTTAACATTACACACCCACGGGCCACGTCATATTGAAGGATTCAGACAAAGATTACCACGCAATTCAATTAGTGTATCATCTTTACAGGCTAAAAAAATATAATTCTTAATTACATAATATTTATATTAATTTTCTGTCATTAATATAAATATTAATGCCTACCGATTCAGCAATACCCGATACAATGAAAATTGTTAGTAAGTTCGTTGGACCTGAAGCGATAAACTCCATCACAAAGATTGTGCAGGAAGCAGAGCAAACAACTCAAGAAGCGGAATGTGATGATGAATGTGAAATTAAAAGGTTACGGTTAATATGGGTAAATAATAAGAAGACACAAATCGATATACCAGAAAAAGTAATATCTTCTCACAAAGATTGGTGTATTAAAAAGCATGGTGAAGATGAATATGAGAATTATTTGAACGGAAACTCGTGGAGAAAGTGTGGCGTTTTAGCCAACTTACAAAATGATGATAATCGTAATGATGATGATAGTAGAACCAACACATTGAGTCCGTCGTATGAAATAAGTGACTTAAAGAATACGAAGAGCAAATTAGAGGATTATAAAAATAAATTAGAAAAAGAAAAGAAAATACTCATGATTAAATTAGATAGAATTAGTGGAGATATAAATAAAAATAATAGAATGTTCGATTATGAAAATATTGAGATTGAAAATATTTTAAGTTCAAGATATATTGTATTGTTCTTATATTACATATTATTTATAATATATATATTATTTGGAAATTTTAGAAAAAAAATTATATATAAAAATAAAAAAATATTATTTTTTATTATACTATATAGCATATTTCCTTTCTTAATAAATCGCATACTCTATATAACTTATAGTAGGGGCAATAGATGTAGAGGAGGTTCTAAAGGAGATAAAAGAGGCGAGTGCAATTTTCTATTCAAATCAGTAGATGGAGAGTGAGTCGCTATTTGATATTTACGATAACATAACGTTATTCCTGGCGGTAGTTCTTGACCAAATACATTATGATTGTGAAAAGTATAAAGACAAGATAAATTTAAGAAATAGTTGCGATGAGTTGCAAATATAGATACTTATAATGAATAAATGTTATACATATAAAATTTATTCATCTTTTTTATTCATCTTTTTTATTCATCGTCCTCATCATCGTCATAAATAATTTTAATATTATGCCAACCTTGTTTATATTTACCGTATTTAGTTTCCATAAATTCATTTAATTCTTTTATTTTTGGAACGTTGCGTCCATAATTACTGTTATACCATTGTTTGAACTCTTCGTGTAATTCAGTCTTCTTAATTTTTCCACCACTTTCCTTTGTTATTTTATCTTTCACAAACTCGGTAAGATAATCCTGCCCTTCCCTGTATTGATCGCTGCTACCCATAACGATTTTACAATCATCTACATTGCCCTGATCTTTATAAGACATGTCTACCAACATTGACATTAATACAGGAGCCCAAACATCAAATTTTTCATCTATATTTTTATCAATTTTATATTGATGTGGATAATTCTCTTTAGGAAACTTATCTTCGTCGCCGTAAGGATCTTCTAAAAATTTTGACATAAAATCGCACACGCGAATTCTTCTCCATGTACCATCATCGTTGCTCTTAATGTCAAATAACGTGTTCGTACATACAACCAACTTAAATTGTGGTATAAACGTCACCATATCTTTAAATAGCGCCCTTCCCTGTATTGGATCTCCGCCGGTAATTTCTTTCATAATACCTTCATTTATTTTGTCTCCTTTTGATGGCTCCTGCATTACAGCATATCTAACACCCATCAATTGAACTATTTCCGACGAAGTGCTTCCAATACTATTACGCTTTTGAGTAATTAATGTGATTGGAACGGTTCCCTTATAATTTCCCAAACATTTAGACATCAAATCCACCAATTTTGATTTTCCATTTCTTCCGGAACCGGTGTATATATTAAATGTTTGATTCTCATTTGTTCCGACAAGGATAGACGCCAAATGTTGAAACATATATTTATATAAATCTTCATTTGGAAATAGCTGTCTAATAAAACTGGTTATTTCATCAATAATCGGACCCTGTTTTTTCCTATTTAATGGTGCGTAATCTATATTGGTACATTTAGATATATAATCGTCGGGTTGTCCTTTTCTATGTATTTTATTTTTAAAATCAATTACATAGTTATTAAAACACAACAAATATGGATTCTGATCCAATTTATCAATGAAGTCTTTGTCGAAGAATAGCTCACGTGCTTCTCTCATAATATTATTTTTTCTTTGTGTCATTTTACAAAGTTTACATATATCGGTTAACTTGGAAATTTGTTTACGCATGACTTCATATTCCGGTTCGTCATTGTCCATTAGTGCGAGTTTAAGAGTTAATTTTTTAACAATTTTAACATATTCATCATGCATGGTAGTAGATATTTTAATTCTAAGCGAATTACCACAATCAATCTCATACCATCTATTATTTCTATATTCATACCAACAGTTATTTTTTATACTAACACATACGTATTGATCTTTATAAATATTAAATAATACATTTGCAAAGTCAAACTCAGTCATGCTGAGCGATTCCTGGATGAAATAATCAACCGTATTTTCTCTTATTTTTTTATATTCTATTGGAGAATTTCTTTTTGCCCAATACATAATTGAACGGTGTGTCAAATTATCCGGATTATCAAAATCAAATGTTTTCCATTTATCAAATAAATCAGATATACTATTCCAATCAAATTCTTTACTCTGACTACTAAATTTAATCCACGTTAATAACATTTTTGGATCCGTGCTTGCAAGAGCCCAACCAACTTTAATCCAGTTAGTATAACTACCTGTTCCATAATAACTATCCGGTAAAATCATTGTATATTCGTGAGTTTCTTTCAGTTTATAATCAACACTGTTTATATTCTCTAACCAATTTTTAATTGCAATATCTAATGTTTCTTCGTCGCGGATCTCATCCAAAGAAGTTATTTTACGTTTTTTTGATTTATTACTTCTAACATTAAAATTTTTTAATTCTTCCTCTATTGTTTTTTTTATAGGAAAAGAGGGATGTTTATTATATCGTGCAGATAATTTATAAATATTCTTTTTCAAATCGAATTTTTCAATATCATTTTTTTCAAATTTCCATTCTTCGTCGTTCACATCGTAATTTAACGTGTAATGATATTTTAGCAAATATGATTTATGGTTCGGTTTGCGAGAACCATACATCTGCCAATTTACCGACCCCTCCACTATCCCCTTATCAAATACATCCTCAAAGGTATTTTCTAATGGTAAATCACTCCATATTCTTTCTATTTCGGGTATTATTTTTTCGCGATTGTATACTTGATATTTCTTATTCAATGCCAATCCAATTAATATGTGAACTCCGTCCTTAGTTAATTTTTTATTAGGTTCGTTTACGCGATTAACATCTTTTTTTTCTGTTACATATACTTCAATATCTCTATCATCGAGATTATCCAATAAATTTTTACTGCAATGCTCCATATATTCGGTTATTAAATCTATTATATGTTCTTCGGTATGTTGTTTTTCCGTAACATCATAATTATACCTTAGATCGATGTCCAACAATATTGGACCATCTTCTATTAACTGTTTTTCCGTTAAATATTCTTTATTACCCTCTTGAAAGAGATGAGCATAATATTTATTCATGAAGAGCTCGTAATCATTATCATCAATAAAGTATGTTCCACCATAAATATTTTTATTTTTGTCTCCAATACGGGTATTAGTATAATTAATATTAGAACCTTTGGGTATTATTTTCCCCCTTATATATTTTTCAAAAATTCCATGGTTCATTGTTGAATATATTTATCATAGATATTTTTATGTCAATTTAGATTAATAATAATTTTCTGAACTTTTATATTTTTTTTAAATTATTTAAATAATATTTTATTTAAATAATATCACTATGGCAAGTATAATAAACGAAGTTTTTATAACTAAAGATGCAATTAAACGATTAGCTAAAGATGTTAAAGAAATTTATAATAATCCATTAGAACAACACGGTATTTATTATAAACACAGCGAAGATGATATCCTTTCGGGACAAGCATTAATCATTGGACCGAGAGATACACCGTATACTTATGGTAATTATTTATTTACCTTTAAATTCCCTCCAGATTATCCAATCAAACCACCAAGCGTGACATATCATACAAACGATGGCATTACCAGATTTAATCCCAATTTATATAGAAGTGGGAAAGTTTGTATATCTATATTAAATACGTGGAAAGGGCCTCAATGGACGTCTTGTCAAAGCATTAGCAGTATATTGCTTTGCATTTGTGCTTCTGTTCTTACGGACGAACCTTTTTTAAACGAACCGGGCATAACAATACACCACGATGATTACAATAAATATAACAAAATTATTAAATATAAAAATTATGAAATTGCTATTGCAGGTATGATAATAAATGAGAACATTAAAATTAATTTTCCGGAGTTACACGAAATAATGGTTAGAAAGTTTTTAGAAAATTACAGTGATATAATATGTAATTTGGAAACAAATTTAAATTTAAATGATGAAATAATAGAAACACGTGTTTATCGAATGAAAATTAAAACATCGTATACTAATACTAAAAATAAAATAGATGAAATATATAAATTATTAAAAAATTGAATTAAAATTCATCTAATATATTATTATATATCAAATGAATTTTTGTAAAAATTGTGATAATATGTATTATCTTAAAATTAACAGCGATGACGGTGATGATAAATTGGTTCATTATTGCCGTAATTGTGGTGACGAAAACAATAATTTAAATGAAAACATTTGTGTGTATGAGGCAGATTTACAAAACAATAATACCAATATTAATTTAATTAATGAATATACAAAATATGACCCAACACTTCCAAGAACAACTACGATAAGATGCCCAAATCAAAAATGTGATAGCAATAAAAATGATGATGATAGCAATAGGGAAATATTATATATTCGCAATAATGATATTAATATGGACTATGTTTATTTGTGTGCAGTGTGTGATACAACTTGGAAGAATAAATAGATAATATATAAATATATAAATATAGAATATTTATTATTTTTTTTTATAAATTGAAATAGTTTAAAAGTATATATTTAATTTATAAAGAAATGAATTTAGGAAATAGTAAACAAGAAGATAAAAATGAATTAGATGAAAATATTACAGATGATTTAATTTGGAAGGAAGCATTGGTTATTTTAAACGACCGTGGTGATGATGTTATTAATTTAACATCGAATGATATAAGAAAATTAATTGAAAATAAATTAAATATTGATTTAGAATCAAAAAAAAAATGGCTACGTGAAAAACTTAAATTATGGATGGAAGCGTATAATAAAAATAAACAAGATGATGAGTTTGAAAAGGAGAATGTTGACGAAGAAGGTGGTGAAGATGATGGTGATGATGAGGAAGAATCACAGGACGGAGATGATGAAGATGCTGATGAAGAAGAAGATGAAGATGAAGATGAAGAAGATGACAACGTTTCAATAAATAGCGAAGATACAATAAATGATTTAGTAGATGAAATTAGTATTAAAGATCCTATTACAAATGATAACAATTCCAAAATTAATTTAGAGAGCATTATTAACACAACTAATAATGTTAGTAGCGACGACGATTTATCGTCAGACGAAGAAGATAACGACGAATATTTACAAAAATTAAATAGTGATAATAGTAAACTTTTACATTTTCATCAAGAAACGCTTTCAAGCAATTATAATGAAATTACTAACTTAACAAAAATTACCAGAGACGAAAATGGTATTATAATTGACCCTTTGCATAAAACATTACCTTTCCTTACTAAATACGAATATACAAGAATCTTGGGCCAGCGCGCAAAACAAATTGAACAAGGAGCCCAACCATTTATTAAAATAAATGAAAATATCATAGACCCATATTTAATCGCAAAAAAAGAGTTAGAAAATAAAAAATTACCTTTTATCATTAAACGACCTATGCCGTGTTCCGGGTTTGAATATTGGCATTTAGAAGATCTGGAAATATTGACTGGTTAATAATTTAATTAATATAAAAAATTAAATTATTTTTGCTTTTTCTCTTTTTTTTGTGCTATATTTTTTATCTAACATTTCCATCGATTACCACAATCTATGCAGCTGACAAATGTTGTCATCGGTTCATCGCCAGACCGTGTTTGCAATTGATAATAACTACATCTATTCGATTTACACTTCCTGCACGTAAAGTTGTCAGTATTCGCATCTATTTTTGGTGAATATAAATTCTCATCACGTTCCTTTTTATTATCTATTAGTGTTTTCCATTTTTCCGGTTGCATATCTTGATGTGACAAATAACTTATTTTATGTGCCTTTATTTTTTTATTAATTATGCTATTTAATAATTCCTCATTGTTTTCAAGATTCATCATAATTGTTCGCAATCTGTCAATATATATTAAAACAAAATATTCATTATCCCATTTTTTTACTATATTAATCTCATTTGCTTTCTTAATAGAATAATTAACCAATCCCTTTTCTANATTCTTACATATTTTTATATCGCTAATTATTTTATTTAAATTTTTACAAATATTATCTCTGAATTCATCCGGATTTTTTATTTGTCTCATTTTATATTAT